TCTGGAGTCCAAGGTTCTCCCTCTCTGCAGCAGCGAGCTGAGACTTAACACCATCGAGTTCAAGAGCGCAGAGCTTGTCGAGAATTGCCTGGGTTCCTCTGGTCTGTAAATCGATGATATCGCGGGTGTTCATGAGGGACTGCGTTCTGTCCGCACAGTTCTCCGTAGCGACAGTATATTTGAGGTCCGCGATGCCGAGCCTGTTCTCACAGCAACAGTCAGCAAGCTGTGACTGGAGTGCGAAGCTTCTGTTCATGTCAGCCATCTGTCTTGCATTAGCTGAAATTTCAGACTGTGCAAAGCCGTTAGCGATGCTTGCATTTACTCCTGCAAATCCGTTGCAGAGCTGTGTGCTGATGTCACCGATGCCGTCTCTGATAGAAGTGACAGAAGTGTTGAGCATCTGGTCTCTAAATCCGTCATTGATTGTTTCTGTCTGATTCATCCATGGGTACAGTGCGCCTGCTCCGCCATCGAAGCCACCGCCACCCCATCCGTTGTTGCCCCATCCGAGGAGCAGGAGAAGGATGATCCATGCCCAATCGCCACCGAATCCGAAACCGTTGCCGTTACCGCCACCGTACATTGGTGCTACTGGCATTACCATGCTGTTATCATCTGTTAAAGCCATTGTTGTTTCTCCTTCCTAAAAGGTTCTAAAAAGTAACTAAAAGGTTTATGTCCTCACCTTCGGCCGTTAGGTGCAAACATCTTCTGAATCTGCTGTGCTCTCTGCACCGCAGCATCGTACTGAGCCTGAGTAATCTTTCCTGAGTTCAGCATCTCCTGAATCATCTGATTAGGATCACCGCCACGGCTCTTTAATCTGTTGACTTCCTGCATCAACTGCATTGGGTTGATATTCATTTCTGCACACTCCCTTCAGTGAACTTCGCAACGAGCTCATCGAGCTGTGCTTTCAGTGCAGATACTTCTTCCTTGGTAGCGTAGTCAGCATTGTTTCCTATCTGCCTCTGAGGTACGGAGTCACGCATTGTATAGTCGAGCACCTTAATACTTGGCATTCCACTTGCGTCTGCCGACTTGATATAAATGGTTTGTGATTCGTTATCGAACAGTGCTACTGTGTGCCCGGGTGCAACGAGATAACTCTTAGCTGCTCCCTCGCCCTGCACCCATATCAGGCCAGTAGGTGTCTGTTGTGGCTGTTGCATCTGCATCTGCTGTGGTTGCTGATACATCTGCATTGGTTGATAATTAGCAGGGAATCCAAAGTTGTATGCCATATCATTTCTCCTTTCTGTACCAGTAGAATTGCGGGGTCTCCGAAGAGGAGTCCCAACTGTCGAAGAGGTCGCCGTTCACGATCGTGGCGGTATGTCCGCCATAGCCCAAAACGAATATCCCTCGTGGGTGATCACGACAGAAATCTTCAGCCGTATAACAATCAGGGCAAGTGTCAGGCAGGGATGCACGATAGAATCCGTTCTGCCTTAGTGTTGCTCCCCATACGCTGTCCGCTGAAGGCATATCTCCCATTGCAAAACCATTCGCAACGAGCATCAGATATGCTGCTTCCCAATCAACATCCAGTGCCTTGGCTACCGCTCTTACTGCACAGTCGCCCACTCGTCTGCCCACAGGATTCGGGTTGTATTCGATGTATGCCATGCCTGTCACCTTCCTTTCGCCCAAATTTAAGCAATAAAAAAGCACCCTGACGATTACGTCAGAGTGCCAATTACGTATCAATTCAGTATCTTAAATGTGTCTGAATAGTCGCTCCTGCGATTTGTATACTATTCGCTTTACTTGTATTACCGATAAGTCGAACTCCTCTGCCAAAGGCTCAAAACAGATACCATCAATAAGGCGGCGTTTCAGGATTTCTCTATCTCGTTCGTTAAGAATCCACTCATCTATTGCAGATATCAATTCAGATCGTGAGTAATCTCTCATCGCTTTGCCACCAACCTTTTGCGTGCTGCCGCCTTTTTAAGATTAAGTGCCTTTCCGTTAATGACAGTTCTGCGAAAGTATAGTGTTTTGCGTGGGCGAGTTGCGTTCTTCTTCTCGATAGTAGTATTCTTGACTTTAATCTCCGCCATTTACTATATCTCCATCATTGCCTATGTAGTTAGCCGTTCCTTGGTGACTATCGATAGCTACAGATTCAGTTGAAATATTAAAGCCGAATAATACATAGGCGCACAGGCCAACCATAATTCCAACAATAAGCCACGCTATAATATTTAGCTTGACCAATCGCTCATTGGCCTTCTGCAGATGCATCATAGCACTTTCGTTATCCCAACGAAGCTGTTCTTCTGTCTTTTTATCCATTGACAATTCCTCCCATTCAGATGGTTTTCCTTAAGTCAATTATACCAAGTTTAGTCTCGACAACGTACATTCTCTCTACCAGATTATTGTGTTTGTCCACCTTTTTTTCTAACTCTTCAAGGCGATACTGCACGAGTGCCATAGTCTCATCATGTTTTTTGTTGGCAACGACTACCGCCACGACACCGCTGATTACTGCCCCTATCACTGTAGAGACTGCTGATACAATTACCGGAATCATAAAACACCACCTCACTTCGCTCTTAAGACCTGAAGGGTAGAATGCTTTACGCTATCCGCATTGTACTTCTTCGTGTCTTTTCTTAAAACAGGGAATCTTGTTTCTCGGCCTGCTTCAGCGATCACTCCGTTGGAGTAATATATTAGTGTGTGCTGCCCACCATTGGTTTTCTTATACCTAATTATATCACCAGGAAGTAGTGTACCGTCAGGAATCTTCTTCCCGGAGAACGCTACCTTAAACTGACTCGGTACTTTAGGGAATGAATCTTTTGTGCCACCAAGTGCAACGAAGTCTGAATCGACTCCTGCTGCTCTTACACATGTTGATACGAAATATCCGCAATCACTCTGTGATACCTTGGCTGTCTTCTTCATGAACTTCTTACAAGCTGTCACATATGCCTTGAGCGGAGAACCCGTATCGTATGCCCACTTCTTCTTTTCTGTGCCTAATGGCCAACAGAACTCCTTTGCTTTAGATACGATTTTCTTTGCATTGGCTGATGGTTCAGGCGTTTTAGGGATACACCGCCTTATCATGATCATTAAGATATTTCTGCCATGCCTTCATAGACATAGCACCGAAGTAGCCATCGATTATTCCAGTATAATACTTAGCATCCTTCAGCTTCTTCTGCCATGCGGCGACAGTGCCTTTTCCAATCACTCCGTCCTGCTCTGTACCTACCCATTTCTGAAGCTTTACGACACACGCACTACCGCTCTTGCCATACTCTACAGCCTTAAGTGCAGGATAATATTGTGCCTGTTTTTTGTTCTGACCTGATATGACATCATCCTGCACAGTACCAAAGAATCTCTGCATAGCTTTTACTGTAGCAGGACCGCCGATGCCATCAACAGCGAGCTTGCCATCATCTGCAGCAGGAGCTTCACTTTTGCCATCGTACAGGTCGCCAGTCAGCTTGCCCGACCAACATTTAAAACATGCGCCACGAATGTTATCCTCATATGTGATCCATCCGTTACGCAGCTTTGATGTGCTTGCTGAATCCTTTACATAGACATAATGTTTGCCGTCCTTCTCCTTATAATCAGTAACGGCTACGAAGTGGCCTGACCCTGTCCAGTGCACGCCCTTTGAGCCTGCGGAGCGACTGCCCATAAGTAGGATGGCAATTCTGTTACCCTTCTTTAGCTGAGCCCACAGCTTCTGCATCGTAGCGTGTTCTGAAACTTCGGTAAGACCGTAGTGTTCCATTGCTTTTGGTATGCCGTAATGGTATGTGCCGTTGCCATTCTTTTCTGCAAACTGTTTCATGTACGGCTGTGTGGTCTTCGGTGTGTAGTTATTGTAACGCTCCATCTCGATAAGAGAATTTGTTATAGCCACTTCACCGCATCCGCAGTTTCGGATATACCACGGTGCTTTGGGGTAGCCGAGACCACCCCAAAGACCATTAGTCTGAAGATAACAAGTCTTATTCATCCTCATCACCGTCCTCGTCCTCGTCACCATCTTCAAGGTAGACAAGGCCAGATACATCAACAGGAACAGGCGCATTGGAAATATGCTGCTTAAATACCTGATGTAGTCCAACTGCCGCAAGGCCTGAAACCATACCTTTTACGATTCCCTCATAATCAGCACCAAACAGAATCAGACCGCTTATTGCTCCAATGACAAGCAGTACTGTTGGTATCCACTTGTCGTCTGCTGGCATCCATTTCTTCATCACGAAGCCTATGCACAGACACGCCGCTGTTATAATTGGCATGATCATGCCGTCTATAAAATCAATGTTCATCCTATTTTCTCCTTTCAGTTACTGATTTAAAGGTCTACTTTCGTCAGTGATTTTGTTTCATTTGCTCAATGTGTTTGCAGATTTTCCCATAGCAATCAGAACAGACTTCATACCTGCACTTCATACCTGATTTAGTGTCAAGGATTATTTCTTCTATATCTCCATGTGTCGGAACTTCTTTTCTGCATATATCGCAATAAATCTTAACAATAGTCATTGTCCTTACTCCTTTCTATGCCTAAAACGTTGAAATCTCAATGCTTCTACGCTTTTATTATACCACATTTAGGGGGGTGCAAAGCACTCTGACAATGCCTCGCTTAAAAAGTCTATTTTAAAGGTCTATTAACAATCCTACCCTCTTGTGTTATGCCAAAAGTATATTTTTTTCAATTTATAAGCCTCCTTTAGGGTGATTGTTTTAGGCAAATTTCAACCGTATTGTTGCAGTATTCCAATAATACGCAGTTCCAGCGGTTAGCCCGCTTGACTCAACATAGAAAAAAATATTATTTTCCGATTTAGTCTGAGCCACAACATCCGTTGGTGCTCCTATGTTTACAATCGTGCCGATTCTAACAATTGAAACCGTATAATCCGTGTTTTTTGCTACAAACGGAAGGTTTAGAGTGAAATAAAGTCGAGAACTTGAAATTGCAAGAGCGACCCCGCTCACAGCCAAATCAATTGTTTGGTTTTTAGCTTGATTTACAAAAACCGCATCTTTAATAGTTGGATAAACATCAACAAGTCGGTGATTTGTATCGTAAATTTGTCCGTTATTAAATAAAAGGTTAACCCCTTTCAGATAAGTCGCTGAATCATCTACATATATAAGATAATTCGTCAGGTCTGTCCTTGATTGAGTGTTGCTCTGTATACAAATAGTCCCCGCTTCGGTAATTTCCAGAGGGAGTGTTATTATATGCTTCGGATCATCCAGAACTCTTTCAACAAAGACATTGTTACTTATAACAATATTTTGGTGACGTGTATCAATAAGAGTGCTGAGGTCAATCGTTGCACCGTTTTCCTCAAAATAGTTATTCGTAATATTTAGAGCGTATGCTCGCTCGCTTACCGTAAAAGCGACACCTGTAAAACCCTCTATTAAGTTGGAATTAAAACTCGAGCCTGTAATTACCTTTACATTTAAGAGTCCACCACACCACTCAAAATTACAGTTCACTGCTTTCAAATCATAAGCAGACCCCAAATTAAATACAGTAGTTATACGCCTTAAAACGCAAGCTGTTAAATACACTGTTTGTACATATTTGTTAGATGGGCAAGAAAATACATATCTAAAATTATTAAAATAACAGTTTGTAAAATAAAGGCGGATAAGGTTTGACGTTTCAAAAGCGGTTTCTGTGCCAGTAAACTTTAAATTCAGGAACATAAGCCCGCCAACGTCTGACACGGATCCAACAAAAGAATATTCGTCCATGTCGATTGACGCCTCCTGTCCTGACCCTATTACAAAAATTGGATTATCCTGATTGCTGTTATTTGATATTGATATATTTGAGTCGAGTGTATACTCTCTATTAATCAGTATCGTCCCGCCAGTTCCTGATAAAGCATCAAAGCAAGATTGTAGTTTTTGCGAATCACTTCCTGAATACATATCAGGAATAAGCGCCCCCCTCATCGTAAGAGTTTGGAGGCTTGGCGAAAATTTATCTAAAGTAAGAGACCCATCCTCGACCGTAGTCGTCGCCTCAGGATGAGCGTCAAGCCAATCGCTGATAGCCTGAGCCGTCTGTTCGTCTGTAGGAAGTCCAACGTCAGCCCACTCTGTTGTTCCGTCACCTTTGGTTCGGAGTGATTGACCGCTTGTGCCATTTGTTGGTTGATTATTATCATCTAACGGTTGTGCGACTTTATGTGTCTGCAAGTTGGCTATTTCTAATATACGGTCGCTATTAAGTGATGTGATTCTTTGCTGTATCTGCGTATACTGCCCCCTAACTGCCGCACCCGCAGATGCATAATGCCTACCATCTATTCCGTTGCGAATATCGATAAGTTCACTATCCACGGTGGCTGAACTTACAACATCATCGACTCTGCCATCAAGCCTTGCGATTTGCCTTGCTGTAAATTCTAATAAACTCGATAAAAGATTCATAATGCCTCCTTTACTTTGCTTTAGGCGGAGCTACCTTCGCCTGTGTTTTCTGTATGTCCTGAAGCGCAGATGCAAGACTCGTTGTTCCTGACCTGCTGCTCTTGGCCTTGCTTGGTACATTTATCTTTGGCGTGAGAGTGCTCTTCGCCTTGTATGGTGAAGACTTGATTGTGCTGCTGACTATCTTCCTCGAAGAACCGCCACGGCCTCTTCTGCGATATCCCCTGCGTCTGTAACCACGTCTGCCAGAAGATGATCCATAAGGTTTAGCGTTGGCTGCCTTGAATGAATTAAAGAGAGCTTCTGCCTTTTCGTGTGAGTACCCTTTGCTTTCGAGGTACTCAATCATCTGCTTCTTGTTGAAGTATGTCTGTGAAGTACCTCCCTCATCATTCTCGTAGTAGTACGTCTTACCTGCGTGTCTTGCAAAGTCAACTGCTTCCTCGTAGGTCAGCACCCCTGCATCAACATAAGGCTGAAGAGCTGCACGCTTCTTCTCGCTTATCTCATTGTTAAAGTTATACTCATTAACATCTTTACCGCGAGATTTGTAGACAGCCTGCTCGCCTACACGCTTCGCACCCTGCGCCTTACCCTGACTGCTCAGAGACCAAAGGCCATTAATTGCCTTGCGTTTCTCTGCATCAGATGCTTTTTTGAATTCAGGCTGATCATACAGCCACTGCTCTACTTCCCTCAGGCTCTTGCCCTTGAACTGATTAAGCAGCTTTGCCTTATCCTCCGCACTGTACGCATCAGGACCGAGTATCTTCTTACCGTCAGGACCTTCGATTGGTCTGTTGAACATTATGTTCTCAAGCACATATCTCATGCCCTCTTCACCGCCAGTAGTCTTAGCCTGGTTATACTTGGACAGCTCAACATTGTTCATCTTCACATCGGTATCACCGACAGTGAAATTCTTGTTGTATTGCTTCCTTGGGAAGAGGTACGCCAGATCCTCTGGACTTTCGCCTGCATTTACACGCCTGCGATATTCCGCGATCTTTTCCTTGTCCAGTTCATTCAGGTCTACCTTCTGAATATTCATAGGCAGGACAAGATTCTTCAGAGCTGATACCGCATAATCCTTTGGCGATTCCTTCTTGTTCTTGACATCACCATATGCTGTAGTGTCCGCGCCTAATCGTTCCGTGATGATATCCGTATTGGCCAATCCCATTTTGTTTTTCATGGAATTGACCCAGTACTCCATATCAGTCTGGCCATTAAGCTGCTTATCACTACTGTATGCGGTCCTCGCTACCTGTCCGACCGCAGTAGGTACGAGAGAGTTCAGATAGTTCTGACCGATTTCACGAGCGATGATAGCAGGTGCACCAAGCGTATTGTCGCTGTTCGTACTGCCATTACCCTGCAGGTCGTTAAGGATGTTGTAGATACCACTAAGCATTGATGTCTCGAACACCGGCTCTACTACTCTTGCAGCGACCTCACCAATATTCTTCGAGAAGTCCATAAGGCTGAACCCATCGGCAGCCTTTATCTGATTAGCAAGCTCTACTCCTGCAAAGAATGTGGTCGATGCAGGGACAAGCCAGTCAAGAGTATATGAGTGCGCTTCTCCAGTAACAGGATCAGTGAATGTCATTGAGTAATTCTGCACACCCTGCTGCTTCATGAACTTTGAATCATAGTCCTTGGAACCTGCATTTGTTGTGAACGCATCAGACATATATCCAAGCATGAAGCCGCCAATCATTATTCCAGTACCAGTAAGACCTGATGAAAACTGATCTATTGCTGTATGCAGAAGCTCCGCATCGCCATTCGCAGCAGCCTTCCTAATGTTTCTAAATCCATTGAATACTCCTGCAGGAGAATAATTCACTGATTGTTTCAGGATGTTCATTGGAGTTTTCCTGAATGGGATTGCCGACTCAACTGCGAATCCAAGAGCCTTCTTGCCAAGGCCTGCGTCTGCATCGTACAGATTGTTGGTCCACTTGGTCAGCACATCAGCAGCAGCATTGTATTCTCTGAATGTAGCTATCTGTGCTTCCTGCACTGAACGCTGAATAAGCAGTTCTCTAACTTCTTCATCAGCAAGGTTCTTGCCGTTCTTTTTGAGCTGTTGCGCGCCCTTCATATATGCTTCTCTGAAGTTACGCTCAAGTGCTCTGGCATCGTCTTTCTCAAGTCTGTTGGACACTACATTCGTCCACCAGTCGAGAGCCTTGACTGCTACATTATTAGTACTTCCGGTCGGCTGTTTTGTCTCATACTTACCGCCACGAGTCAGCTTGGTCTCGACAGTTGTCCATGCTTCGTAAGCATCCTTGGCTGCGGCGTCTTTCAGCTTATCGCCTTTGATGCGAGATTGTCTGCGGATCGAAATATCGATACCGCCACGTGTTCTATTCTCAAGCTCTTTCTTGATAAACGCACTGTCGCTGTTCTTTGCAAGATAGTTCTCAACACCCGAGCCAACAGCATTAGATACCTGTCTGATATTTCCGAAAGTAGCATTACCCACTCTGTTACGGACCATCGTCTTGGCGTTGCCGAGCATACCTGCGATACGCCACTGCTGGAACAAATCAACGGCAGTCCTTGTCTTGAGTCGCATTGAAGCCTGCATGATCTCTGCAGTAGCCTTATCCATTTCAGCTTCGGTCGTTGCCTTCTCAAGTTTTTCAAGAGCAGTCTTCATACCGCTGTCTTTCTCAATGAGACCGATGAGCTGTTTGATCCTTGCATCTTTATCGCCAGAGAGAGCAACCTTCACTCCATCTATGGTCACGCCCTTCTTGCGTACACCTACAGACTTATCGAGCATATTCGCAATAGACTTGAGCGTTGCTCTTCTTCGAGCCATAGGCGATGACGTCATCATCACTCCATTAAGCTGAAGAATCTGACCGCCACGAGACGATAAATCTGTAACAAGTTCAGCGCACGCATCATGCAGTGGTGCAAGTTCAGGATGCTCTTTAAGCATCGGACCAACATGATTGACTACATACCATGACATGTACTGAACATCGACCGCATCATCGAGCGTAACCTTTTCAGCACCGCTAGCATAACGTAGAAGCTGTTTCGTATAACGCTCTGGCTCCTTGTGGAACTTCGATGCCACTGAAGTCATCTTGCCTTCATTGGTTATGCGGTTGTAGTCAAGCTTGTCTGCTTTAATAAGCTTCTTGATACTCTTGGCCTGCTCATCTGATGAGCTATTGCGGAAGAGTGTTACCGCTGTACGTGACAGTGTTTCTTCTTCCTTGCTGCCCTGACCGATGTTGTACTGTTTCTCGATGCTGACAACTTCACTATTCTTCGGAGTTACCTTCTTTGCGTTAGTCTCTACACCGAGCTTCTGATCTACTCTATCAACAAGTCTCTGACCTTCAGACTCATTTACAACATTAGGTTTCAGCTTCTTCTGTTTGACTGTAGGCTTAGGTTTTTTAACTTCAGCATCAGGCGTGATACCCATGTCCTGCGCTTCTGTTCCGCCGACCTGTGCAAAATCATCAACATTCTGTGATTGCTGTGGCTGTTCAGTTCTCGCTTCAGGCTGTTCAATTCTGGCTTCCGCTTCAGGTCTTACTTCAGCTTCAGAAGTCGCGTCCTTAATCTGCTGATCAAATGATTCAAGCTGTTTCTCAAGTTTGCGCCTTTTCCTCTGAAGTGATTTGTATTCTTTATCAAGGGCTGCACGCTCTTCACTACCCTTCGCTGCAGCGGCACGCTCTTTCTTGACACGCTCAAAATCGCTATTAGCTGTTTCGAGTTTCTCGTTGATACTCTGCCTTTTCTCAACGAGCTTCCTCGCTGTGTCCTCATCGTTGAGATCAATCTTCTCTTTCTCTGCTTTTTTGACAGCTCTTGCTTCGGCCCTATCTTCCTTCAGGACTTGCTCTGCCATCTCCTGATTGCCTGCAGAGGTATCTGTATTGGCAATGTCTTCAGCCATTCTCTGATTAGGTGAGACTGCATCTTCGCCCGCTCTGGCAACAGCTTCATCTTCATTGGCAATAGCCTCGACCGCCCGCTGACTTCTACTCGTAGGAACCTCTGCATCCCTTGCGAGGTTTCGGATATCTACCGCTTCGCCCGGCCTTACTCCATTATCAGCATTTTGGGCAGCCCTACGAATCAGAGCATCGCCTGCTTCGGTATTAACTACTCTGCCTACTCTGAACTGAGGGACGAGCGATGTTGCTCCACCGAGGAGAACATTAGCACCTGCGTTGATGCCCATGTTTCTGGCGAACTCACCCCAACTCTCGCTGTCTACGATTGAATTATTAACATCGTAGACAAGACCAGTAGTTATATTGATCGCTGCATCCTTACCAAGTTCAGCTACAGCACGTTCCGCTCTACGCTTTGCAATCTGTGCGACTACTTCTCTTGTCGCACCGTCAGCACCGAATCTCTTCAGTGCTTCCTTTTCCGCTGCACGCTGAATAAGCTTTGATGCAGACACACGCTCGACTGCACGAGCCGTACCCTTCTCAAACGCCTGAGGGGCAAGTCTCTGTGCTGCCGCCTTAACACCTTTGGCTGATGCACCACCGGTAAGTCCGAAACTTAATAGTGTCCCTGCGATTTCGCCTGCTGTCTCTGCAGCCTTGTTTTTATTCTGCTGATAATACTGCTCCGCACCTCTCGCTTCACCGCGAGTCAGCTTCGCTGCTGCCAAATCCGATGCGCCGAATGTTACTGCATTAAGCGCACCACGACCTACAGACATTGCGATCGGGTGATGTTTTATTTCAAACTTGAGTGCATCTGCATCAAACGCCTGAGATTTCTGTGCCTGCCTGCGCTTCAATCTTTCGGCAGATGTCTTAGCACCCTTGACGTTGTAACGGTTATTTGTAGCTGCGTTATATTCCTTGCGCTCTGTTTCTATATTCTTTTTAAGTTGCTGAATAGGAGTCGGAGCTTTCTTAGCAGCTGCAGCCTTCACCGGGTTTGGTTTGTATTCATCTGCCTTGAAAGCTTTAGCGACCTTCTGCTTCTTCTCTTTCGCTTTCTGTTGCTCTCTTATCAGAGCACGGCGATAGTAGGTCGATGTGCCGTAATTGCCAGAAGACACCTTGTCATATCGACCCCTGCTGACCGTATATGATCCACCAGACCTTGAGCTGTTCGCTTTTCCCGAACTGCTCTTGCCTGTGAACCAGTCTTTAATCTTCTGAAAAAGGCCCATGTTTTACCAAATTCCTCCACGCTTGATGTTGTAGGTATAACTCTTAGTATTCCCTTTGTATGCCTTTCCTGCACGCTGTTTCTTAGTAGTCTTGCTCGGCTTAGAAGGTCCTGCGGGTTTACTGTATATAGTAGTCGGAGTATATTTAGAACCGCTTGTTGTGGTCGTGCTACTACCGCCACCGCCTCCGCCGTAGCTTCTACGGCCTCGGCCTCCGCCACCTCCGCCACCGCCTCCGCCACCTTTTTTAGCTTCTTTGATCTGAGCTTTACGGAGCTGAAGCAGTTGCTTCATTGCTGTGTAGTTTGGGTCTTTCTTATCAAGGTTCTTGATAGCTTTATCAACAGACTTGACAGAAGTGAACCGCTCAATAGTTGCCTGGAACTGTTCCAGAGCTTTCTGACGCAGATTCTCGTTGAACTGTATCTGCTGTTGCTGTGCCTGATAAGCGTTCTCTGCTATAGTCTGATTCAGTTCATTCTGCATATTTGCTATATTGGTATCGTATGCTGTCTGAAGCTGACCCATAGCTGCGTTTCTTGATGCATTATTGTTAGACTGGTTCAGTGCATACTGATTGCCAAGTCTCACCAGTGCCGACTCACTTGCTCCGCCGTTGATACCCTGTGCCTGAAGCTGTTCAGGAAGGGCGTTCTGCTGACGAGCATAATTCAGATAAAGCTGTGCAGCACTGCTGTCGTAATTCGATGTAACACCTGCCTTACTCGTAGCGAGCTGTTTTGCCATGGCCTGCTGTTGCTGCGCGCTCTGCGCTCTCAACTGTTTAGCGTAGGCATCGGCTGCGTTTATATATCTCTTGTCTGTTACATAATTGGCTGCCATCGCTTAACCCTCCTGTGTCCAACCAATATCCTGATATGCTTCAATAGCTTCATCATCAATATCGACAACATACTCGCCATCGATCACATCGAGTGCGGCATTGAACTTGTCTTTGATGAGTTTGGCAAAAGCATCGAACACCGCCTGATTCTGTGAAACTGTACCGCGAAGCACTCTGTCCCTGCCTTCGACCTGAACATTAGCCACTTCAGCGTCAGTTATCTTGTTTGCTACTAACGAGTTCATGTCTGTACTCTCCTTTATCTTTTAGCGTAATTGCCAAACGTATACGTCTTAGTGACACCAACAAGTCCGAATGGTTCTGGCTCGTTGTTGTCCAATATGATCTGCAGTCTCTTGTACTTCTTGACCTTCTTCTTCGTGAATATGTCTGCCGATACTACGTTGGAGCTAAAGTCAATTTCAATGAAATCAATATATTCAAACGTAGTTATCGTGCTGTCAAATCTGCCGAGGTCTGTCCACACATCGCCATCTTTGACCAGATATATCTGACATCCAGTATGGTAGTACGGAATCAGCAGAGCCATTGTCCCCTTTTTCATCAGGGTCTTCATTCTCTGCGGTGCTCCGTCATCATCGAACAGGCTTGCCCACCTAGCTTTGACCGGAACTCCTGAAGGATTGCCCTCATCATCGATTACCAACTTGTCGTAATATTTGACATGTTCAGCAAGGTCGTCGTTCCATGTGTACAGATAATATTCATCAACGAAGTACATCCTGTTATTAAGCACATACATATCTTTGATGTCTGGCATATTGTTGAAGAAATAGCACTCATAAGATGAGTCACCGTACTTCGAGGTATCTCTGTGTCTGCCATCAAGGATATACATACGGCCGTTGACTGCGAGGTAAAAGTAATTGTTGAATACAATACCTACCGCATTCTCAAGATTAGCTTCCCTGCACAGCTTGCGGTTTATCTTTCCGCTCCTACTGATGGTATATTTTTCGGACAGATAGTTCGTTGATAACCCATAGATTCCAGACCTTGCAAGAATGAGTGGCTCATCATTAAGAACGCCCCTTACCTTTGGCGCTATCGCTCCAATACCTGCGTTCGATGTTTTGACCGAATAGACTGGCATTGCAAGCGTGCTGTCGTACTCTCCCTTTGCGAGATAAATAGTATTATTGCCGGTATCTTCGCCTATGACTGCAAGTGATGAAGATGTTTTCGCAAGCCTTACGATGTCATCATCCACACTGAAATAGAAATTATCGTCTATTTTGAATGGAAAATTGGCCCTTGAATAATATGCATTATTATTGTGCGCCACGAACAGCCTTGCATCGAACCATTCTGTAGTTTCAGATGCATATATTGGTAATCTGTTCTTGCGATAAAATCCCATATCTACCGTAGTTCCATCGACAGTAATCGCTGTCGAATCCCACGGAGCGTATGTGATCCTAACATTCGGAACACCTGCAGGCACATCTACAGTCTGCGCATTCCTAAACCTCAAATGCGGTTCGTCGTTTTCTGTTACTTTTATATACGGTCTCTTGCTGTCTACAAAAGTTATCTTTGCGGTTGATAACTTGCTCTTAACTATCGATGTAGGATCATCAGGCTTTACAGTCTGAAAATAATCAGCATCGATCGTATAGTCTGTTCCCTTTGTTAACGTCTTCCAGTTGTATGTACTCGAATCAAGCACCTCAACTTTAATGGCGTTAGACATATTTTTTACATTCGGAATCTTGAATACTGTTTCGTCCGCAGTATCGGTCTGCACGCAGTACTCAATCCTTCTGAACGGAGTTAGAATGTTTACACCTTCTGTCGTTCCAGTAATGTCTGTACCTTCAGGGAGAGTCACCATCGATTCTCCGTTTGGCTTGTACATCGTCATCACTATTGGGATGAATTTCTCTTCAGGAATCTGCAGCTCCATCTTAGGATCACTTTCATCCTCAAGCGTGTACATCGTTCCTTCAGAAATTCCGATATATGACAGAGAATCATCATATGTATTTAGTGCATACCATGCGTGTTCGCAAAGGATGTAGAGAATTCCACCCGCTCCGAATACGTGCTTTACTGCTCCGCAGTTTGCGCTGTTCTCGATACGATGCGTCTCTTCAATCACTGAACCATCCGCATTAATAGTTAGCTTATAGGCACGAAGACCTACACCGAACTTTCGAACGGACCACGGATCGCCACTAACTGATGCGAAGCCTGCATAAGCATCACCGACCACACGATATCCTGGGCGCTTAACTGGATTTCCGCCAAGATCAGATATCATGTTGATCATTTCAGGACTGCGCCTTGGACTGATTTCAGTCTGATCACTCTGATAATCCACGCCAAGAAGCTGTCTGTAATGTGTCGCATATTCTCTTGGTGCGTCTGGTACTTTAAGCTGTCCCATGAACTACCACCCACCTTCGATAACTGCACGCTTTGGTTGCTTGCACGCAGCGATAAGTAAATCTTTCAGTTGGTCATACTCATTCCAGTACATCGTTGCTTTTGTGATGTCATCATCGAGCCATACATAATGCGATGTCAGGAGCGGAAGAAGCACAAGTAGATTGTCAGGAAGTACTATTTCATAAGTATCTTCTGTGTCTAATGTTACATGCTCGTGTGTCGGAAAGACCCACTCGCCAGTGTCCTCGTCCTTCTCTCCCCATAATTTATTGATCCTATAATAATCCTCTATATGAATCACAACAGTGTATCTGATAACATCGAGTGCCCTGTTCGTAGCATTAACGATTATTCTCAGATACTCGTCTGGATCAGCAATAGAATCCTCTTCAAAACCAAGATCGATTATATTTTTCTTAAGTTCTTCCCATGTCATTGCCATGTTCGTGTCTCCTTTTATTAGAGCCCTGAGGGAGTCGAACCCTCTTTTGATCCCGATATTTAGCTCATAAATAAGGGGCACACTAATGCCCCTTATATTTCAGCTTACTGTGGAAGCTCGATGATCGATACAGAGAGAGCTGCACTTGGTGTTACCTTGTAACAGTTCTTGTAATCACCCGAATAATTCTTGAAGTATCCGGAGTCGATTACGATTGCTGTGGTAGCGGCCTTCTCTGCTGTAATTACAAGATCCTCGCCTGCACCTGCAGGACCATCGCCTACTGCGAAAGTGACAGTAGCGTCAGCGTTCCCTGCATTTGCAAAGAGGAAGAGCACCTTGTAGTCTCCGCCCTGCGCATCTGCTCCGAAAGCTGCGCTCTTTGAAGTGATAGCGATCTTTTTAGCTACATTGAGCTTGAGTACATCTCTTGCGAGTGGTGTTACTGCTGCCATGATTTATTTCTCCTTTCCTGTTGTTTTATGCAATTAGGACTTCTTCACTGGGATAGTGATGATTTCCTTCGGACGAACGATCTTTGCACCGAACAGGTCAAGACCCTTCATGGCATCAGAGAACTTCTTCTCAGGTCTGTATGGCTCAAGGTGAGTAGCCTGGTTGACGAAAGCGATAGCTCTGTCTGTTCTCATCTGGATGTACCACTGCTTAGTGCTGGAAACGGTCTTGGTCGCAACGTTGTTGGACATCTTGATCTTCATGTTTCCGTACTGAGCTACCTGACCATTCTTCAGCATTTCGCTGTTGTCTGTATCGGTCTTGATATAGCCCTGTCTGAGCAGTGTGTGTACCCAAGGTGGAACGATAACAGTAATGCCTGTTGACGGCTTGACATCGTTCTCAAAGAGAATCTGCTGTGCTGCATCGAGCGTCTCGAAGATGTTCTGATAAGTCAGTGCAACTGCTGTGCCGCTGTTGTAGAGCTGAACACCTGTGTCTCCGAGAACAAGCTCTGAAATGAACTTGTCGTGTGTGTCTGCGAGGCCTTCAGAAGTCTCTTTATTCAGAGCGTCCATGACATCGCCTGCGCCCTGCGCCTTGTCGATGTCCTGCACCTGATAGTTGAAGGTTGCAAAGTGATCGACAACGAGGGATACTGCGCCGTCTGGTACTTCTTCCGGATCGCTGAGTGTAATGTCTCTGCCTGCGGTAGCCATGTCACCTACAGTGATGGTCGGCTTGCCGACATTCTTGATCCTGACAGTATCACCGAGGTTCTTGATGACACCTTCATACTCACGGTTTACACCGTCGGCAAAGACATGCAGTCTTTCAAGCTCTGTCTGAATGCCCTTTGCCCAAATCTTCTCGATAAAGTTGTTGTATGACATTTCTTTCTCCTTCTGTTATGCAATGGTTATAACTTTGCGAGAGACTTGCGGGCTTTAGCCCAAATTTCAGGATCATTGAGTTCTTCATCTGTGAGGTTCTGAAGTTCTTCGTATGTGAAGTATTCACGCTCGATCTTCGTATCAGCGACTCTTCCGATAGCGTCTGGTGCAAGGACCTTCTCTTTAAGCTCCATCGCTTTGCACGCATAGAACGCTTCCTTGGCGCTGAGTCCTCCGTGAAGTCTCATGTTTAGGAACGCATCACCGAGTTCATCGAGGGACTGGACAGTGTCATCGATCTGTCTGATTTCAGCTAAGTCATCGCGCATCATCTTCTCGACCTGCGCATTCAAAAGCTGTTCTTTCAGATCATCGTTCTCTGCCTGCAGACTTTCGAATTCCTGATTGTGTTCCCACTCCTGCCGGTATTCTTCCGGGTCTCTCTGTTCTGCGTAAGCATTTGCATTGATGGATAATTCTTCGGCTGTCTCGCCATCGAAGTATCTCAGAAGTGCATCCATCATCATCTTGTTGTCTCGTTCAAGCTTCTGATTGGTACGGCGCATTTCGGCAAATGCCGAGTCTGAATCCGTCTTGCCACCTTTCTGTTCAACTTCTTCTGCGGAACTTTCCGATTCTGCAGGTTCAGCGGCCTCCTGCGTTTCTTCGCTTTCGAGAACTTCTGTCTCAGGTTCAGCGACTTCCTGAATTTCTGCGCTTTCGTTCATGATCTCGTCCATCTCATCAATTCCTTTCTTATTAAAATGTTAGTTTGCGATGCCGTTGGCGTTCCTCTTGAACACCTTCTCTTCGGCTTCTATATATGCTCTGAGGTCTTCCTTTGCTTTCTTCTCTGAAGCAACTTCCTTCCTCTTGGAGCCTGACTTTTGCGGTGCTTCCTCCCATCCGCACCAATTCTTCAGTGCGAATGTTGCGATCCTCGGCTCGTAAGCCTTGTACATAGCACCTGCTGCGAGCGTGTCTGCAACCATAGCTTTCATCTGGTCTGCTGCGGTCGGGTGCAGTCTCACCCATTCGTGCATGTCCGCTCTTGACTGTCCTATATAATCAGCAAAAGCAGAGAAGGTAGGTACGATGCCGAAAGGAAGTTTGAGTATCTTTCCTTCTTCATCGACCACTTTCATCTCTACATCTTTCAGGAAATCCTCGCATTTAGAGATCATATCTATCTCTGATATGCCTTTGATTCCCTTCGTTAATTCGCTTGCTGTTATACCTTTCTTTGCCATTGTTACTCTGCCATCATGCTCTGAATATTCTGATATGATCCGCTCGATGCTCCGCCTGGATTAACTCCTTGGCCCGCAAGCTGTAAGCCCTGCACCGGCATACCAGTCGATTCATCGATAGGCATCATGCCCTGCTGAATCTGTGCGTTACGTTTTGCAACGATGCGGTTAAGTACTTCCTTCGGTATGGATGAATGTTCAGGATATGCGTCTACGAACTCTTCAAATGTCAGCTTTCCGCCATTGAAGAGGTTCATCAGCTCCTGCTGCATTGCCATCTTCGAGAGTGAAGTATCTTCTGCGATATCTACTCTGACATTAGGAACTACGTTATCTATCTCACCTTCCATCAGCTCAATGCCATCCATTATCATTCCTGCAGGGTAGTACACCTTCCAAAGTTCAAACCACAGAAGTGCGACATTCTCGATGAAGTCCTGATACATCTCCTGCTGCTGATTCAGCGGTATCTGCTGTTGGTCTCTGATAGTCTGTGCTGCCGTACCTGATACTCTCGACAGGTCGATGTTACCGAGCTGTGCATCGGATGCACCTGCCAGTGTTCTCGTCTGACTAAGAAGCTCATCACATAACTGCTTCGCATCTGGTGACATTGACTGCGGTGCAAGGTACGCAATCATGTTTGCTATCGCCGTAGCATTACCGCCATTCAGACGAATCTTTGCACCTACCTTGTCCAAATCTTCAGGATTGTCTATGCTCGCATCGTCATAAGCAAGTCTTGGGAATGCTGTCATCTTTGCAGATATGGAACGTCTTGCAAGCATCTTGTTCAGCTCAAGCTGATTAGGAATGAGCTGTTCTACTTCGGACACGCCTCTTGCTGTGTTCGGTACGTCTTCCCACACCATCTGAACGAGCGGATACATCGTCAGGCCGTTGCCGTAGTAGTCACCGCCCTTTGTCTGCTGTACTGGTTTGAGCTTCTCAATCATGAAGGATTTAGTGCACCTGCAGGCCGATACGATGCCGGTCTTTGGGTCTTTCTCCATGTAGAGAAGACATAGTACTTTGCTCTTTACTTCCTTCTTGTTGTAGAGCGATGTACTTGTATCATCGTCACCGAGTACTTCCTTTACCTGTTCATTGCCGATACCTGCAAGTCTTGCACGCTCCTTAATCACTTCAGGAGACAGACGCTCTTCGATGATGATCCAAGGCTGCTGCTGAATGTCCTGAATATTCTCATCGCCTAAGTGAATCTGAGTATTCAGTAGCATCTGCGGTACTTTCCGCGTGTCACCGCCCTCACCCCAGAACAGATAACTGTCGCCCTGAACTGCAGCGCTTCTCAACATCTTCTTGCCGATCTTGCGCATCTTGGACTTTTCCCACGAAATGTCAAACAGCGCTGTCATCTTGTCTGCGGTTGCCGAGTTCGCGTAGTTCATGTCAGAGAAGACTGCCGTTACCTGCGTAGCAGATATGGATGATGTCTTATAGTTGATTGTCGGCTTTATTAGATTCAGCATAGGCAGGTCTTCCATGCCCTCTGAATCATTAGTGGCCGCCCACTGGTCGCCGATATACATCTGCCAGTTCTTCTCTGTCTTGCGAAGAATCGACTTGCCGTCCATGTATTCTTTGGACCTGCGGTATCTCTGCCAGATTTCATAAAGATCTGTAGCCATACTGAAAACCTCTTAATAAACTCTCGCCGAGTCGATACGTTCAAGCATCTTCTCGTCTTCCGTTTTCTCTTCTTTTTTCTTGCGCTTGATACGCAGAATCTTTCTGTCTGCATTGACGTTGTACCCAACGACAAATGCTGTAATAGTCAGTATCGGCATGAGTGCCGACATAACGATCAGTGCGATAACCATTAGATCACTCTTACCCTTCCATGCCCGTTCTTGTTCTTCTTTGCTGCCCACTGAGGGAACAGCTCATCGAATGGATTCTTCTGCTTCTTCGGCTGCGCTGTGCCCCTCTGATAGATAAGTCTGTTAAGTGCCTGACTCATGGCATCGACTTGGTCATCATGCGCAGCATTCGGAAATGCCGAGCACTCTTCAACGAAGTCGCCTGTGAACCGCTTATCCTTAGGCAGATGTACGTTGCCGGATTCTATCGCACCGAGGATTGCCTGAACTCTTGCCATCTTCGAGCCGATAGGCTGAACAGGAATGATGCCAGTCATCTCGTAGCGGAGCATTCTGATGATCGCTGAACCATTAGCACGGTCCTCGATGAGTGTTGTCTTGCACTCTGGATACATTGCCCTTAATCTTCGTATCTCTACGATGGTGTCAGGGAATGATAAGTGCTTTTTTACTGCATCTATCAGATAGATATCAGCGTGCGTCTTGCCCCATACCTGAATAGCAACGAAGTCAGACTGGTCTTCATCCTTGAATGCAGCGTCTACAGACATGACCCAAGTATTTATCTGCGGGAGTTCCTCAACCTTGCATCCTTTGCCGTAGTAGTCCCACCAATCACGCTCAATGACGTTACCTTCCATAGCGGTCGGTCTGCCTTGGAACAGTGCGTTCCATGTCATTGAGCCCTCTCTACTCACAAGACCCTTTTTATATTCAGCAAGCCATTCGTTGCCTTTTCCTATCTCTGGACAGAGCGCATCCCCTATCTTCCTGCCGAGTTTCTTCTCGACTGCCGAATCTTCATCCTCACATTCGCAAGGGAACCTCAGAAGTTTGATATTCTCTTCTTCAGCAAGAAGCCTCCCTGCAAGGTCGTCCTCATGCCAGCGAGTCATAATGATTACGACTTTGGCACCAGGAGCAAGTCTTGTCTTGAATGACATCAGCCATTCTTCATAGATAAGGTCTCGCCTTGACTTCGAGAACGCTTCTTTCTTGTTCTTGATAGGGTCATCTATGATCATCAGGTCCGCAGGCTGCCCGGTTACACCGGTTCCGACACCACGAGACAGCATACCGCCATGCTCTGTGGTTTCGAATTCAACAGCTCTGTTGTTGTCCTTTGCTATCTTTACACCGAAGATATCGTCACCGAATTCTTCAATCTTCCGCTTGTTTCTACGACCGAACTTGATAGCAAAGTCTTCGTTGTAGGAAATCTCGATGACATGCTTAGATGGATGCCTGCCAAGATACCACGATGGAAGCGTTTCTGTTATGCTCTGCGACTTTCCGTGCTGCGGAGGTGTCGTGATCACTAATATTTCATAAGGAAGATTCGTCTCACGCTCTACGAAGTTCTGTACATATCCGCATAAGAATCTGTGAAACGGAGTCTTCTTCCATGAGCCCTGATGCACATACTTCACATATTCACAGTAGTCAGTCTGCAGTACAGACCTATATGCTTCAGTAGCAGTAATCGCACACATAAACTCACCTAATCTTTTGGTACTCCCAGTCGGACTCGAACCGACACTGACGCGGGCTTAAACCGCGTGTCTCTTCCAATTGGACTACAGGAGCAAATTTCAGAATTTTTTATAATTTTTTTGAGCCTACTTCCCCCACTTTGCGGTGGCTTGGGGAGTCGGTGTGGCTTCGCCACACTGTGCCCTTTGCACTAAAAAAGATCACCGTAAGGTGACCTAACTTTTAACTGGGTTTCGATTTGTGAAAACAATATATATATATAGAGAGGAGACGCGCGCGCGCTCGGGACAGAACGGGTCGGCAATCGACCCCCCGACCTGCCACCCTAGAGTAGCTATGCTACTCTAAAATCAAGAATCAGAGTGGCCATGCAATGCAAGCGACAGGGGTCTCGTACCCGTGGGGCGTACAAGACGCGCGCACGCAGGCGTACACGAGGACCGACTCAGGCTTTTTAGCTTATGCTAAAAAAATCCCTGCTCTCGGCAGTCATCGGTCTGTCAGAGCAGGGGCTTAATCTATAACTCTTAGTTATAGATTACTTAACTCAATCTACAGCTGTCAAGTAGTCGTGCTCAAATTTCTTCCATCATCGCGCGTGCGTGCCTGTGCCCAGGTACCTGCGTGTGCGTGATCCTGCGCGTTATGCGCCTGCATCTGCGCCTGCCTGTGTATGCGTGCGCCCCTGCGTCTGGCTGTCTGCCCCTGCCCCTGCGTCTGTGCGCTCACGCTCATGCCTGCACATGCACACCCATGCGCTGTGCGCCTATGCCTGCGCTACGTGCGCTACGTGCGCTACGTGTGTGCGCTACGCCCAGGCGCTACCCGGGTGTGTGTGCGCACGCGCGTAGAATGATAGCATTTCCGCCCCTCGTATGCGCGTCCGCGCAGGCGCGTATGAGGAAGATTTGCATTTTCCATGCTGTCCCAAAAAACGCCCTCGATGCCATTTCGGCTTGTTTTTTTGCCCTGCCGAGAATGTTTTTTTGTGCCCTGCTGCCTACCACGCGCGCATTATGCGCGTACGGTAGGGCCGGTTGTTTTTCGATCCTCGGCAAATTGTTTTTTCGAAAAAACCGCTTGACACATACCGCCGCGGTATGCTACCTTGGTGGTGCAAGGCGGACAGCCCCCAAGCGACACAGCCTTGCAGGCTCTCATTCGAGCCTATGCAGGAACGGACGTTGCAGGCACGTATTCAAGCCTGCGTTGCACCTAGACAAGTGAACGAGTACGACAAGCACCAAGCGTGATAGCGAGTGCGTGGCACGTCATAGAATGTGCATTGCGATAACACTGACAGCGAAGCGTGGCGGATGGCATCCGTGAGATGGTGACAGATATAGAGCGCACTATATCAGAGTAAAGGTCGCAGTATAGGGGTAAACCCCTATTAGATGGCATGGGTGAACGTGCTATCTGACATGGGTTTAGCCATGGGTTAATATATTTTTTAGCATACCGCATCGGTATGTACCACGGAACAGGAGGAGTTAGTTATGTTATTCAAGATTTCACACGTAAAGGCAGATGGCACTATGGCAAAGATTCAGAACGTAGAAGCGGGGTCTCTCTATGGGGCATACAAGGCGTATCTGGAGGAGCACAAGGGCGTTGACGTTATGGCGGTATTCAACGCAGGGGATAAGGACGCAGTCAAGGCAGTAAAAGCAGGATCAAAGAGCAAGGAGGACAAGACCATGAAGACTAACAGCGCAGTAAATACAGCAAAGGCAACCAAGAAGACTAGCAAGAAGACAGCACCAAAGGCAGAAATCAAGAAGACCCCAGTGGTCAAGAAGGCCCAGGCACAGACGGAGTCTGTGGGGGTTAAGGCGACTTTCACGCTCAACGAGGAGCACAACGGCATCGAAATCAAGTTCAACGAGAAGCCAAGCAAAGAAGTCAGAGAGCAGCTCAAGGGGCTCAAGTTCAGATGGCATCAGACCAAGGGTCTGTGGTACGCAAAGCAGTCCGCAGAGACCATCGCACTGGCAGAGAAGCTGTGCGGAGTCAAGGCGGAGGAGCCAAAGGCTAAAGCAAGCAAGAAGACAGCCAAGAAGTCTGAGCCAAAGGCTCAGGCAAAGGCTGAGTCCAAGGCACAGCCAAAGGCTGAAGAGCCAAAGGCAGAGACCAAGAAGCCAAGTCGCAAGGGCATCGAGAGCTACAAGGCCAAGGAGGGCGAGCGCATCACAGACAGACTCATCAAGGCACTCAATCGCACAGAGGGCATCGTTGCTGAACTCGTAGTCAAGAGCGAGGGCGAGGATGGCTGGCTGTGGGTCACTGGCGAGGGCACCAAGGAGCACAAGGACAAGCTCAAGAGTCTGGGATTCTTCTGGAGTGGCAAGAAGCAGGCATGGTACATGAGCCCTGCCCCACTCAAGAGAAACTACAAGGCACAGTTCAACAGCATGGACGCTCTGAGAGGAGCTGCCCTTGCATAACTAACTCTTCAGAGGATGTGCTATCGACCTCGGAAATCTACGGGCAACTAACCCACGCTCAAGCAGAGTGGCACGGCATAGCCGTGTTAATGCTACCAAGGCGGTCACAAGTCCGCAGGAGCAGAACGTATCACTGAAGAGTTAGGAGGATCAAATGATGGGTACGAAAATTTATAGCTTTGAGACGATGTTTGTGTCACTCGCAGAGGGGCTCAAGGAGTTCTTGAATGACACAGTGGACCGGTTCTATGTGACTGATGGCAGGACATGGCATGGCGAGCCGATGCTGTGGCATTTCAGCATAGAAGCAACGCCGACCCAGGCTGAATTAATTAACGCATGGCTCGATGCACACACAATCACAGCGGTTTAGGGGGTGATGAGATGCAACGGATTCAGAAATATCAGATGGTCTGCGAGAGAGTGCAGGGTTATTCAGTTCAGAGCAAGCGAGTGAGTGAGCCGTCAATAGTTTGGCAGGCACTGCTTGCGATGGGGATAGACAAGTTACTGACAGAGCACTTCTATGTGCTCTGTCTTGCAACGAACGGTGACATCGTGGGGATTCACGACATCAGCACCGGCACTGTTAATAGTTCAGTTGTGCATCCAAGAGAGGTGTTCACAGCGGTTATCAATACACCAAGAACGGCATCGTTCATCGTGGCTCACAACCATCCGAGCGGTGACATAAAGCCAAGCTCAGAGGACATAGCGGTGACGAAACGGCTCAAGGAGTGCGGTGAATTATTAGGGATCAAGTTACTTGACCACGTGATTGTTGCGGAGCACGACTACTACTCATTCAAAGACAGCAGCACAATATTTTAGGAGGTGACACATGAAGAAAGTAATATTCTATATCGGCTTTGTGCTCTTCTTTCTCGGAGCATCGAGCATAGACAGTGAAATGTTAGTAATCCCGATGGCAATGACAGTCATCGGGTTAATTCTTATGAGAGCAACCAAGGAGGTATTCAATGAACGAGATTAGCGTAGTAATCAAGAAGCATTTCGGAGTGCTGAAGAGGATGGAGAACGGATGGACAAGGGAGCTTAACCTTGTCGAGTGGAACAATGGTCCTGCTAAATTTGACATCAGGGATTGGTCGCCAGACCATGTGAGGATGTCAAGGGGCATCACGCTGACAGCAGAAGAAATCGATAAGCTGACATCGATACTGAATAATTTGATGGCGGACATCGATGCGGAGATTGAGGAGGATGAGGATGAATAATATTGAGTGGCCAGTGATTGAGGGGTACGACCTCGAAGCACTGAAATATGCAGAGAGATACGGCATCATAGAGTATCACGTCAAGGGCAACGAGATGATTTACTACACATCATGGCCGATGGAGCACTCAACATACAGAGTGGTGGTCAACCTCGACACACTCGATGAGGTCAGAACAGAGATGAGCAGATACTACAGAGCATATGATTCACTGATTGGCGGACGTTATCAGGCTAACTATATGGCATAGGAGGACACAGCAATGGCAATTATCAAGATTGAGGACATCAACAACAACGTAACTATTAACATCAACAAGGAGGACACAGACATGACAATCACTAACATTAAGGAGTTCGCAAACGCTATCGCAAAGGTTATCAACGAGACACAGAACAAGTATGAAGCATCGGTCGCAGAGGTGGTCAAGATGAATGACGAGAAGCTCTACGGAGTAACACTCAAGACAGAGGGATCTGACGCAGCACCTACCTGCTACATCGATGGGGCTTATGAAGATTACAAGGACGGATGCGAGACACTCGACAGCATCGCAGATGAATTGATTAGGCAGGCCGATGGGCTTCAGCCTTTCCCTGCAATCCCTACCAAGATGCAGGATTTCAGCTTCGATGCGGTGCAGGACAAGCTGTCAATAAGAGTCGCAGAGATTCAGCGCAACAAGGAGTTCTTCGAGAAGACACCATACAAGAAAGATTACTTCGGTCTCGGTCTGGGTATGATGGCGGACATCAATTTCAACCACGAGTACAGAACAGCAGTCAACGAACAGCTCATGGAGCAGTTCAATAGTGAGGGACACAGCAAAGCTGAAGTGTTAATGACAGCACTCCGCAACGCATCAAAGATTAATCCGCCTAAGTTCAGCGACATGATGGGTGCGATGTTCGGTGGCGGTAGCAATCTGCTTGACGACAAGGATTATGAGTGGGATAACGATGGTTCGATGTTCGTACTCACCAACGAGAGCGGTATCTTCGGAGCGTCTGCCCTCTTCTACCCAGGAGTCATCGACAGAATATCTGAAATATTGGGAGTGGGCTTCTACATCCTGCCGAGTTCGGTACATGAAGTTATTATCCTGCCGGATGTGGGCAACCACAACGCAGACGACCTTAAACAGATGGTTATGCAGGCCAATCGCACAGTAGTCGAACCTAAGGATGTGCTGTCGGATAATGTGTGGTATTACAACTACAACTTCGATGAGATTCAGATAGTCGCATAACAATTAGTCAGTAAATCGGGGCGGTCAATCCGCCCCTTAATTTTTAGGAGGTACGACATGAATTACAGAGAGTATAGAGCACAGAGACAGTATGAATTCAACAGCCTGCCAATCTTCTTTGCCTTCAGCAATGAGCAGTTCGACAACGGCATGAAGAAGTTAGGCATCGATGACATCAAGGATGTCAGGGCAATCGGTGGCGGTGGGTACTGCCACAAGGATACGATACCAAAGCTCGTGGAGTTCACGAACAGTGACAACATCGATGAGCTGATGAAAGACCCTGAGTTTGCTGAGGATGCAATCTATTACGAGATGGGCAATCATGAGTATCACATCAACACTTACCAAGGCAACTGGGATGTGTGCTCCTGCTTCGGCAATGTGGAGTACAACGAGTGGGATGATCCTGCTGAATATTTCAAACAGCTTGGATGGGAACAGCAGACCATCGATGCTTACGAGAGAGCACGAAAGAGATTCCTTAAAGCAGCAGACGAGAACGGATGGTATTAGGAGGTGCTGAAATGTTACTGAATAAATGGAATTATCAAAAAAGAGAGTATGAACCATATGAGGTGCCCGACGATTGGAATGTAAAGACATACAGTAACGATATGGACGAGATAGTTAATTGTCCGCACTGCGGAAAGCCACTGCCTTTCGGTGACAGCTATACGAGCAGAGAGATTCATACTAAGTTCGGCATGGGATTCGCTGTATGTAGCGAGTGCTATGAACAGGAATGGGAACGAGACAGACAGTACAGGTAGGAGGTGCGACATGAAGTTTGAGAGAGCGGATTTGGCACACGACACGGTGTCTGTGTCGCTAACACTTGAGGATGTCATCGACATGTTCTGTATAGAAGCGTGCCCATGTTGCGGTGATGAAATCGTGGTGTGGTCACACGGAGTAACAAGTTGCAACAGATGCGGAGCGTCAATCGCTCCGTGTTCTGTGTGTATGGATGAGCGTGGGGATTGTGACTATAACACCTGCCCTTACGGATGTAATGGTTCACCAGAGGACAGCGAGAAGCAAGTCACGATGCCTGACATCTGCGAGGATGATGCCGAATGGTTATACAAATATCTTTAGGAGGTACAACATGGAACGCATGAAGATTAGAGAGTTCATCAAAATGGATATCGATATTGATGTGTGTGATGACTATGACGAGCGGTGCTACATAGCTTTCTGCGGTCCGCTTGAATTGACCGAAGACGGAGAGCGTGAGTTTAAGTCAGTGCTCGATAGACCAATAGAAGTTGAGCAGGAAGAGGGATGGGCTTCACTCCCTGCGGACAACGAAGCAGACGCACAGAGGCTCAAGGAGTTTTTCTTCTCAGCTGCAGGGTACTGCGCTGATTCACTTTGGAACTTATGGTTTTCAGCATAGGAGGTACAACATGTCAGAGATTCAAGCATTGGTATTCGAGTTCATCGATAGGCACAAGACGGTAGTTAAAGCGTTCAACGAGGGTAAACTTGAGCGGTACATCGAGAGTTTATGCAGAACATATTACGGCTGTGCTTGTGGGGATTTCCACTTGATGACAAGCCCGAAGGGCATTGAGATTGGATTCAAGAGCGAGCAGGAGCACAAGCTGACACAGCAGGAAATGTGTGAGTACATCACTGAATTCTTAAGAACAGCATAGGAGGTTTGAAATGTTATTGTTCATGGGCATTGTAATAATACTTAGTATACTGTCAAAGATTCCGGTCGGCGAGCCTTACATAGAGGTCACTGACTTTGATCCATACGACAACGGCACCAAGGAAAAGTTCGTACTCGACCATGCGTGGGAGTTCAAGAGCGTTGATGATTGCATGGAGTTCAGAGAACTTAGGCAGACTGGTTGGAAGGGCAATGCCCTTGACTTCTACAGATGGAAGGAGGAAGAGTAATGAGCAAGAAGAGCAAACCAAGTAAAGATTATATCTTGTCGGTGTATCGTGCTCTTGATGAGGACGACATTTCAACTGAAAGATTGCTACAGATGGTTGCAGATGTTTGTCAGTGCGAGGTATCAGATGTGATTAATGCTCTCGCAGATTGACTTACCGCATCGGTATGTGCTACAATGCTTGTGTTAAGGGGAGGTTAAATCAATGTCATACACAAGCACTGAAGTCAAGCAGCGATGGGAGTCCAAGAACTACAAGAAGATAACTGTCCGATTCAGATATGATTCGGATGAACTGCTCCTGCAATTCCTTGAAGATTATAAGGACCATGCAGGCGGTACATCACAGATCTTCCGTGAAGCTCTGGAGGAGTACATCGCTAATAATTATCCACACTACAACGAAGATTAAAAGGCGGGGTCATTGCGACCTCGCCTTTTTTTATTGCTCTAAACTACTCTTAATTTGGGAGTGGGATACACAGATTCTGAAACTTTTTATATGCGTCAAAGTATATCTCATTCTTGTCTCCGTTTAATGTTACCTCGTAATACATTCCATCCAACAAGGTGGTACTCAGTAACGCTTTGCTATTCTGTAGTGTCTTACAAGACCACACGATGTACACGCTGAATGGTTCAATATCATCTGACTTATCAAGATGCTCTTGTGCATAGTCATATACCATTTCCTTCGCAAAGTGCTCAAACTGCTGATGTGTCATTTTAATTTCATGCTCCTTTCTTAATTCGGCATCACGATGTTGGTGAACTTCGTCAATGCTATTCTCTTTATCTTCTTCAACTCCCCTACACTTGCAATCCCTGCGTGCTCAACGATGTAGTCGTTGGTCATGTTATCTATCAGCCACCATTGAAGCACTAGCCTTTCGACCTCGGGTAAATCATTCAAGCCTAGGGTCACCATGTCTACGTACATTTCGTACTCTGTTTCCCTTAACTCAAGCACACTCTCAAGCTGTTGCCAATCGCCCTTACTCGTTGCACCTATGGGGTGCTCAATCATTCTGCGACACGAATTCAATTCGGTCTTGATTGCTGCAAGGGTTCTCTGATTCTTCTTGTAGTCAGCTATCAGCGAGCACACATCGAATGTCCAATATCTCATAGCGTGAATCTCCTCTTGAATCTTTCATAGCGTTTCTTCATAAGCTCATCTGTCGGAGTCCAGTCATCATCAGCAGACGGAACACTGATTGATGCTCCGCCTACCATACCATCGATGCTTGCTCTCTTGATAAACTCAGGGTGCTCCTTGACGAGATCATTAAATTCACTCGGAGTCACAAGTATCTTGAATATCGGCATCGGTCTCTCCTAAATCTTCAGGCTTGCCCCATGAGCAGTCGGTGCTCCATGTCTTCCATCCGTCCTGCTCAATCTCTTCTTCTAAATCTTCATCGTCTCTTACCCAATCTGCTTTGTAACATAAGTCACAATCGCCTGGGCAATATTCTCCGTCACATTTCCACGGTTCATAAGCATAATGGCTAACACTCATTGAAATTTCACTCCTTTCAGTCCGGTCAGTATGCTCGGGGGTACTGGCATTGACTGACCTATCGGCCTCCATAGATGCAGACAGTTCGGCATGTTGTTAACGTACTCTGACTTCGCAGGATGGAACTGTACTACCCAGTCCTCATCGTCAAAGAACATATCCTTGATGAAGCACATGTCATTCCATGTTGGGTTCGCTCCGCTGAATGGTGCTACAGATACATGATCCCATCCTCCGCCCCTTGACCAGATGATTGATGCTTCGGTGTAACCTTTCTTGTTCTGACGAGGTAAGCGGATAACTCCGCATCCTCCGTCAAAGCCAGTCTTCTTAACTCGTAAATATTTATTGGTCTTTATTTCTTTCATTGGTTTTCTCCTGCTTCTCAAGCTCACATAAGAACGCTACGTTACAAGCTAAATGTTTTAGGTGGGATATGCCTGACTCCTCGTCTACTCCGTCTGGATCATCGAGGTATGCTAGCATGTGTCTGAACATTGCATCTCGGTATCTCTGTATCTCTACCGACTTCCAACTTTCACGAGCTCCATACTTGGCGACTCCGTACTCCCTGCACTCTGCTATGTCTCTTATGATCTGCGTGGGTACAAGAGTGAGCTGCCGTTTCCCTGCATCAGCCTTAATAGTTTGATCATTCATGTCTCTGCTCTAGCTCCTCTATTCTTCTCTTCAGCCCGAACTTGGTCACATGTACTTGAAGTATCAGATGGTATACGGCTACAGCTATCCAGTATATGTACTGCCATCCATTGCTGTCGCTGTTGGCCGTGCGCTCCATAATCTTGAGCATGTTCTCTGCATCGTCTGTTAGATTATTCTTTGGGATACGTTCTTCGGGTTCTTCTGAAACAATAGCAAGCAGATTACCCTTACTGTCGTAGTAAACTCCGTCCATTACTTACTGCCTTTCTTGCTTTTCTTCTTCAGCTTGATCATCTTCCATGTGCCATCTGGCTGCTTCTCAATTTTACTCATATCTGCCTCACTTCCACGGACAATCCGTCTGCGGCTCGTCTGCTTTCTCAAAAGTCGAATTTGAGTTTTGAGTTTCTGTTTGAGTTTTCGGCTCGTCCTTTGGCTCATAGTTAATCTCATAATGGCTTGGTACGCAGTATGGATTAGTAGCATCTGCTATGCAATACTCACACATATCTCGCTTGCAGATGTCGCAATAATCTGTGGTTTTCATTGGCTCGTCCTCAACTTGTTCCATTTTGGAAATAGTTGAGTTGTTCGGTTTTTCCGAACGGTTCTCGGTCTTGTGGTCTGTCTCTTCGTCCAACAACCTTTTAAGTGCTGCTAGAAACCACCTTGCCGCATTTTCAACAAGCACTTCCTCTGTGATTTCTGTATATCTTTCAGGTGGTGCATAAGGACTTTTTTTGCTTTCGTCAATATACTCATCTGCAAATCTGTCATACACTTTCTTCATCTTCTACTCCTATCACTCTCCGTATTTTGTTATGGCTTCCACAACAACAGCAATAATTCAGCTCATTTTCATCATCCGCATACTGAATCTTTCCGCACTCGGAGCATCTGTATTCCGCAGGGCCTAACTTGATCCAGTAACCATGGGGTCTGTCTGCGGATGGTATAGATATAATGCTGTCGATTAGTATGTCTGGGTTTAGCTTTATCTTCTCAAACCATTTCTTGATAACTTCTACCGCTTCATCTCTATATATCGTGTCTCTCATCGTCTACTCCTTTCATCCCCATATCAGCACCACAATGTCTGCAATACCACTCATCTTCAAGGTGCTGAACCATTACCTTGTCTCCGCAGTTAGAGCATTGTACCTCTATGCCACCATAGATGTTCGTTCTGCCTGTTCTTATCCACTCCCCTTGCGGTCTGCTCGCCATTGCGTCAGCGTACCCTTTTTCGTACTGTCCCCTATCATAAGCAAGCGCCTTTTCAAGTTCTGCCTTGTTTACATCAAAGCCGACATTTCGAACAGCTCTGATGATGCCGTTTTCATATTCTATTCGTATTGCCTCTGTCATATCTGACAAGACTTCTGTTATCGGGCTGTTATACATCATCTACTCCTTTCACAGCTTTTCTATAAGAATCATTGCTATGCACAATCCTATGATTCCGAGTATGAAATCACTCATCGTCTGCTCCTTTAAACACTTCATCTATCGTTATCTGCCCGAAGCTCTTGCCCATAATCCTTCCCCTTCTTGGTGGCTTTTCCGTGGAGTACCTTTTGCAATATTTGTTTCCATACTTGACCGCATCAAGCAGGTCATCATAGGGGAACTTCTTCGGCAGGAACATTGCGAGATAAATTCTGTTCAATATCTTACAGTGATCGTTTCTGTAATGGACGCATCCATTCAAGCATTGCGTTTCCTTAAAAATCTCAAACTGTGTGCCATTGCTGAATATGCAGTCACACGGTTTCGTTTCGGGTCTCATCGGCTGCTCCTTCCTTGTTGATATACACATCGTCAATGCGGTTCTTCACCTTGCTTGCGAGGCCCTGAATTATTGCTATAAAGAAGCAGATTATTGCCATCGCAATCATTGCACCATATATAATTAATTCAATTCCATCAAATACTATCATCGTCAGCTCCTTTCCAATTAGCCCATTCCTCCATTGAACGACACCACAGATCGTATATACTTTTCCATTCTTCGCTTTGAAAGCCTTGTTCTGTAATTGCATACCCATTCTTTGGTGGTGCGGATTCATAGACCAACTCTGCGTATTCTCCGCAGCTTACAACTGCAGGATTTCCACAGCTTGCCCTTTCTATCAGACCTTTTTCGACAAGTCCCTTAATGGCTTTTCTCGCACGATACTTTGACCACAAGCACATCTTTGCTATTTCTCCTGTAGAAACAACCACTCTCTGTGGTGGATACATTATCGTGTATGTTGAAACTTCGCAATTAGCAATGCAATGGAATACGGCTATTTCATCAGATTTACTCATCGTCTGCTCCTTTCAACTGAATGGGGCAAGGCTTGGAAAATTACTAAAGAGGAAGAATCTCCTTTCTTAAATTTAGATTTTGTTCGGGTGTTCATAGAGCTTGCCCTGCCCCATATCATGCTATTTAAACCATCTGCGTCTTAATTTCTCGTTGCTGCCTAACGATGTGAGAAAAAGCAGTAATAACAGAAACGCATATACAAGGATCGCTATGATCCCGACTACTATTTCAAGCACTCGCAGTATCATTTCAACCTCCTAAAGTTCACAAGCACGAAGCCCTCTTCAATAGGGGCTATCGTGTGGTCAACGACCATAGTTACAACGTATCCGTAGTGATTGTTTCTGTGGGTAACTGGTCTGCCTTCCTTGTAGCACTGAAAGTTGAATACATCATTGACTCTGTATCCTTCCTTCTCGTTTCTGAAAATACATGTCTGCTTATCGTCAGCTATTCTGTTGGATTCTTCATAAGTTGTCTTGATCGTTCTTACTACCATCGTTGTCTCCTCCCATCGATGTATCAATCTTGGGTACTCGCTCAAGTATCTGCTGAGCTTGTACCTCTCCATACTTGTCTCCGTACTTAGCAATCTTCTGCTCGAACTCGGCTCGCTTCTCCCAATATTCCTGCTGTCTGCCAAGCTCATCATTGCGGTCCTCGACAGCTTTCTGCCTTGCCCTGAACTTACGCATTGATTCTCGTCTGCGTTCTCGTGTCTCGTAAGGGTGTTCCTTGCGGAGTCTGCGGTTATAATTCTTAACGTACTCAGCATGGTATGCTTTCTTACACTCGGGGCTTCCGCATGTCTTCTGTCTGGAATGATGTGGCTTGAATGGAGTAGCACATATAGGGCAAAACTTATTTTCACTCTGCTCGCTCAGTATTGATTCCAGTTCTGTTAAGTTCATCAATCCTCCTATCCAGTTCTGCTATCACGAGTTCTGTATTAAGAGTTCCGTTAGTGATTATTTGTGCCCAGTTACTTCTGAAGAACCACTCGGCATCACTGCGTTGACCATCTGCATCAAAGATGTAATCATCACGTGCCCTTTGCAGGATCGCTGCACAGATGCCGAATGTATCATTAAGGGATATGTTCTTCAGAATTTCGTTGTCTTGTTTTGCATAGTGCCGATGCTCTTCGCAGTAGATTGGTGTGTCTCTTCCCTCGCTCTCTATCGGAGCTCCGCATATACAACACACGCTCTTCATCAGTCACCCCAATCTCTCGGATAGATTCTTACCTCTACGTAGGATTCTTCTGAGTAAACTTTCTCAAGCTGCATGAATACTATCTGCGAGTCATCCTCAAAGGCATAGCCGTTAAGTGCATCACATACTGCCTTGGCTATGTTGTCTGCATCAGGTCTCTTCGTATGCTGAATTTCACCTCTCAGGCAGGCTTCTCTTTTCTTCTTGGAGTATGACTTCGGAACTTCGAACCCGAACTCCATCTCAATCTTGAGCGGGATATCCTTTTCGTAGACCGGCATCCGTTCACTTGTACTCGACATGAACTCGAACTTGATAGCTTCTTCAAATGCTTTGGTTTTCTTAGGCGTGTAAGCATGGGCAAATTGTCCTCTCGTTGTAATCTTTGGTCTGCCTTTTCCGACAGGCTCACCATGAAACTTAAAGTAGATCATCGATACTCCTTCCTGCGAGGTCATCAGGTATGTCCTCGTCTGTAATATCTATCTGCTTGTAGAGTGAGTTCGTTATCTCTCTCGGTACAAGCAACTCCGTATCGAAGTCGTTTTGCAGTTCCTCAAGTGGTCTGTGTTTACGCAGCCACTCATGTATGGTGACCTTATTCGCAACGATGACGTTGTACTGATACTTATTGCCCATCCTGTCTTGCCGTTCGGTGTTCTCCAGTCTGCCCAGGACTGTTATGAGTGCACCTTTAGCTACGTTGTTGTACACTGTCTGCGCTAGCTTGCCGAAGCATAGTACATCGAAGTAATCTGTCTTCCTCGGTACATCCTTGCCCTTGTACTCACGCTCGACAGCCAGTCTGATCTTGCAGAATACTCTGCCTGACGCACGAGCCTGATGAATCTCAGGCTCAAGCGTCGGTCTTCCTTGCTCGACTACTAAGTTGATAGAGCATCACCCCCTTCAAGGAGATTGTTCTGTCTGGTCCGCAGTATGTTTGCGTACTTCTCTGAGTCGTATGCAAAGTCCATTGCGTCTATCCTCGACCACTCTCTGTATGTCTCTTGTGGGATAAGGGCTTTCGCTCTGTCTGTCATGTGCTCATAAGGTTTGCCGTATGATATTGACCTTATGACTTCCTGCACTGTCGCAGTCCTCGTAGCATTTTCTTTCTTGATCTCGGCCACGATGCGACCGACCGCAGGGAATGTAGCATAGTCTCTGTTATCATTCTCTGCGAATCGGATTACCGCAGCCATTGCATCGTTGAAGTCATACTTACCAAGGACCAAGTGCCATGCAAATGCTTGCTGTCTTGGGTCATTCTTGCCACCGGCATAGAAGCCATTAAGCATTGCGAGGACTTTAATCGTTTCGTCTTTGGTCATCAGTAGCCTCCTTCCTCAAGCATCTTTAAGAATGGGTTAACTGGTGTACTGCCTTGAGTATTGTTCTGTCTTCTGCGCTCCCAATTTCTGACTGTAGCTTTCCAGTCTTTCATATGGGATTTACCTACCATCCAACCATTACTTTCGTAGTAATCAATGAACTGTTCTGCGTTTATGTGATAGTTCATTTGATTGATATACTCAGCAACTTCTTCTACAGTAGGCGGTGTAAACCGCTTAGACTTATTACTCTTATTCTTATCTTCTTCTTTATCTTTATTCTTATTCTTTATCTGTTGCGTGACTTCACGTGAGCTGTCACGTGACTCTTCGCTTCCAGATTCGAGCATCAGCATTTTCTCTCGTTCACGTTGTCTTCTCTTACGCTCACGATTCTGCGCTCTGATCTTTTCCATACCCTCGATGTTCTGATGTACTTCCCATTTAGGGATGCAGATCGTATCGTTGATAATGTCTATCATTCCAAACTGCTGAAATACATCTAAGGCCATACGCACTGTATTCAAAGGTCTACGGAATATCGTGGCGAGCATCTCATCGTTATATGGGATGGTGTCATTTATTGTCAGCATCCCACAGTTATTAGTCTTGCCTGCAAGTACCAACAGCTTGAACCATATAACGATGATTGCATCTGCATCAGGCATGGACTCAATCAACAGAATCTTTTCATCATCAAAGATGTCTGTGGTTATCTTGATCCATTTGATATCTGCCATCACTTACCCTCTGTCATCTCATGCAATGTTTCGATAAGTATTACAGCTTCGGTGCCAAGCAGTATACTTATCAGGCTCCCCATTTCGCTGTAGTCATCAATCAGAAGATTTGCACCACCGACCTGCGATGCGTATTCATCATGATTAGAATAGATAGTCACTGAATATTTAGTCTTCATAGCAACCTCCTAAAATGGAATATCATCCTCGGCCTGCGAGAAGCTATCAATGTCAGCGTACTCATCGTAGCCATCATCGCCATGAACATCATGGAACTTGACGTCGGTAACCATAATCATGGTGCGCTTGACTTCCTGACCATTGCGGTCCGTGTAAACATCAGGAGTGAGGAATCCCTCGAAATCCATCTGTGCTCCATTAGGGAGTTCGCTCGGGATCGTCAGCTTGCTGCTGAACTTTACTTTCACATAGGCGTTCACATAGTTTCCGTTCTGTGCTTTCTTGGAAACGCTGATTGAATAATCGAACCATGTTCCGCCGTTTCTGCTCTGTCTCTCATTCTTCCAGAGCTTTTCATTTGTTCCGCTTACATTAATGCTCATAGGTTATCCTCCTAAAACTTCTCGTTGATTCTCATAAGAGCGTAGTCAAGTTCCTTGCCACGCATCTCATCTACACTTCTGAATTCTTTCTTGAACTTGTGGCCGATAGCGATGAGGAACTTCTCTGTCTCCACTTCAGCCTTCTCAATTTTCTGCTTTATCTCAGCTATCTTCTGCTGATCATCAAGCTGTTCACTTGATATCTTGTCCGGGTCTTCACCAGTAGGGATAGCGAATGTTCTGAGGAGCATGTATTTGAAGCTGTATGTCATAGCTTTACCGACTCCCTTATCCTGCGTATCGGCACCCTGACCGCTCGATGCGAGGAATACGAAATCATCAGGATCATCTACATTGACCATCTTGTATGTGGTGTTTGTAGTGGTTATCTGTCCGTCCTTAGACACGCTCTGCTCTACTGGGTACACTACGATGCCCTGCTTAATGAGTTCCTTACGGACAGTCATAGTGACTTTCTCTTCGGACATTGCCTTATAGTTAGTGTTGCCGTATGCTACTCTATCGTCTTTGTTGAGGTACTCGATTGACTTCATTACCTCAAGCATCTTCTGATGCAGATTCTTCTTCTCGCTCATTACTCTTCCTCCTTGCTAATCCTCCAAAGCTTAAACTTGTCAGATACACCTTCAACTTCATTAAAGAAGCTCTCGTATATCTCAAGTTTTCTAGCAACAACATCCAGCTTTTTTTCTAGCTCGCTTGCTTTTGACTGCTCATCCCAGAACTTTCTGCGGTATTCGTCCGCGCTATTTCTGTTTTCAATTCCATCAGCAATTAAATCTCTGTATTCATCAGTTCCAATGGTGACCGTGCCTACGGTGCTATATTCTTTCTTTTCCACAGCTAATCCTCCTTAACTTCATCGACAACTACTTCAGGCCATTCGATTGGCACCTGCTTTGCAACGACTCTTGCCAGTGGGAGTGTTGCCCCTGTTGCTGCAATAAGCATCTGTGTCAGCTTTGAATCCTCTGTCTCATATGACTCCGTCTTAACTACAGTTGCTTCTGCATAGCCCCGTCTTGTTTCAACTGTGATGCGCTGGCCTTCATCGAAGTAGGTTCCTCTCGGTGCTCTGAAAAGATATACCATGTTATTGTTGTCGTGCTTTGCCAGTACCAGTGTCATGTATTCCTTATCCATTCTGTTCATCCTCCAATGTATAGATCGCGTAATTCTAACTAAGTTGTGTCTTTATCGTTCTAGGCTTTTGGGTTAATGCTTGTTCTACGGTCCACCCTCCTCTTACTATTCTCGAATGGAGAGTTGTCACAGACATGCCCAAATAATTTGCCCAATCTGTAAGCGTCATAGATTTTCCATCAAATGTAAGTATTCTGTTTGATGATTTGTTGCGGCTCTGTTCCTTCATAGTCACCCATCTACAGTTGCTTGGACAATAGTCGCCGTCTGTATCTATTCGATCTAGCGTACATCCACGATTAGAAGCGTCGTCCTGATATCCGTTCTCGTATGCCCATTTAGCAAACTGCTTGAAGTCGTTCCATTCATCACAGATGGCAACTCCCTTGCCACCGTAGTAACGGTATGCGTGATCGTTTGGATTCTTGCATCTTTGTCGCATAGATTTCCACACATTATAAAGTCGTCGATTATTAGATTTCGAATACTCCATATCAGACCCCCCACTCTTCATCAATCATCTGCTCTTCTATGTCAAACTGACGTTGCCAGTCTGCATAGAGTGCTCGCTGATTCTCATCGCTGTTAATCTCTTGCTCTTCCAGATACTCTTCAACATCATCAGATAAGCCCAGGAATTCATCCAACTGCTTTGCAGTGACATCTTCGGCTATGTCGAGTGGGCTTGTGTCTTCAAGACAATTCCCTCTGATAGGGCACTTGTCACATGCACCCATGCCCTCGATGTTCTCGCAGGCTGTGTGAAGCAGGGACAGTGCATCGAGTATCATCTTGACATCCTTGTTCATCAGATCAATTCCTCTGTTGACTTAAGGATGTCTGCAAGTGATGCCTTGATAGACTTGCGGAACTGGTCATCGAGCCACACATCGAACTCTTCTCTGTCTTTCGAGTAAACATTTACCTCGTAGTACTCCATCCTCTTCAGAACGAAGTTCTCAATCTCTTCTCTTGTCATGACTTCATCGAGCTCCACGCATCTCATGGCAGCTACCAAGTCTCTGACTGCTCCATTGATAAATCTTCTTGCGGCTTGCTTCTGTGCTTCCATCGCTTCCTGATCATCACTGAACAGATTCTTTTCTTTTAACCTTTCGCTAAGCATTTCTTCTTCTCCATTTCCGGCAGAGCGAATCTAACTGTTCTGCCAACTTTCACTTGTGCTAACTTACCCTGTCTTCCGTATCGCCATACTGTCTGCTTGGAAACATTCAGTATCTCCGCGATCTGTTCTGCTTTGTACAGTTTCATTGGTGCACCTCACGGTCACGTTTTGTGGTCGGCTTAAGTAAAAAAAATATACTTAACGCTCTTACCATAGAACTGCGCTATCTTGATCTTGATCTCGTCACGTGGAATTCTCTCTCCTCTTTCGTAGCTTTTCAGTGCTCTCGGAGTGATTCCAATGCCTGCAGCAGCTTCCTCGAAGCTCCTTTTGCCACGCAAACGGCGCAGTTTCTCCATAGTATCCTCTGATAAGCGAGGCATATATGGCACCTCCTTTCCTCTTCTTATACAAAATATGGCGTCTGGCACATGTGCCACCTATATGGTACACATTTCGTGGTCGATTGTCAAGCCACATTTTGTGGATTGTTTCTTGCGGAATTGGTCACGCTTGGTGTATCATACAGTACACGGAAGGAGGACAGCCATGGAGTTTGCAGAGAGACTACGACACCTGCGAGCGATGCACGGATTATCACAGCTAGAGCTTGCGAAGAGAATGGGAATAACAAAGAGCCGCATTAGCATGTACGAACTAGGCGAGCGAGAACCGAGTCTAGAAATGCTGGAACTCATCGGGGACTATTTCAACGTAGACATAGACTACCTACTAGGAAGAGACGAGGAAAGCACCTACTACCTCGAACCCGAAGTAGCCGAACTCGCCAAAGAAATATACCAAAGGAAGGAACTGCGTGAGTTGTTCGAAGCAGCACGCAGTATTAGCAAAGAAGATTTAGAGTTTGTTATCAGAATGATAGAAGGGCTAAAGAAATGATTCAGATCATAGATAAACATACAGCTAAGCTGATAGTTAATATCGGTTCTGGCAAGACAAGAAAAAGAAAGACAAAGAAAGTAACATACTCAGGCAAGCGTGAACTCGACCGCTTGTATCGTGAGTTTGAGACTGAATGTAAGCGTGCTCCTGTGGTCAAGTTATCGGTCAAGGAGCTCGTTGATTCTTACATCAAGAACAGAGAATTGTTAGGTGCAAAGGCTACTACCATCAAAGGTTATCAGTCCGCAGCCAAGCGGGTAAATCTTCGATTTGGGGGCATTTCTGCGAGCAGTCTAACAACTTATCAGATAGATGATTTCGTGGCTGAAATGGCAAATTCTGGGCTTTCAGCTAAGACCATCATCAACACAATTTCGATTCTTAATTCAGCATACGACAGGGCGGTAAGGACCGGACAGCTTCAGGCTAATCCTTGCAAGTATGTCACGCTCCCTAAGAAGAAGAAGCCTGAGATCATAACATTCAGCAACGATGAACTTGTCACTTTCATTGACATGTTGAGCAGGGAGCGACTCGATTACAAGGTAGGCTATGAACTCTGTCTGTTCTGCGGTATGCGTAGGTCAGAAGTATTAGGACTCCGTGAGCAGGATGTCAATGTACTGTTCAGCAGCGTGACTATCCGCAACACTCGTCACCGCATCGAGGGTGATGAAGATATAGTCCAGGATACCAAGACAGCACAGTCACACAGAACACTGGCTATTCCTGAATTCGTTGTAAGGGACATTGATGTCCTTATCAACGAGCACCATGCCAATCCGTACAATGACACAGACTATCTGATACAGAACGGATTCGGTCAGCCTATGTCGCCATCAACATTCACCAAGTACATCAGGATCATAGAAGATAAAGCAGGCCTGCCGCCAGTATCAGTGCATGGTCTGCGTCATACATTCGCATCCATGCTCAACTCTGAAGGCGTGGACATCGCACGCATCAGCGCAGAGCTTGGGCACTCTACTATCGGCACTACTCTTAACATATACACTCATGTCTTTGGCGATGTGTCCGCTTCATCGAGGGGCATCGCAGACTCTATCAATGCAAAGTTTGAAAACTCTGCCACTTTTCTGCCACCCGAAGCAAAAGAAAAGGCCTGAGATTATTGAAATCTCAGGCTTCTAATGGCGGAGGACATGGGACTCGAACCCATTCTGATAGTTATCAGTAGTTGTTAGCTGTTATCAACACGCTCGCTCAAAGCGTTGGAATTTCAACGGTTAACGCTCCAAAGCGTTGGAATCATTGGAGTTGCGTTAAAATTAATTTCGCTGAAAGTCTGCCACCTAACTGCCACCTATGGTATAATATATATACCAGTAAGCGATATGTCAGCATATCCGGTTGAATGTTTTTTCATTTAATAATCTCCATGTAATAACTACAGCGAATACCTTTCGTAAAAACAAGCACAGAAAGAGCAGGCTTTGCAGGGCCTGCTTTTTCTGTGTTACCTAATCACTTGTTAAGGGGGACAAAAGTATGTAAGAAGAGGATCACCAATGGGCACTGAAACTGACCTCACAGATATTATATCAATGGGTCTTGCCCAAAGGAACGAGTCAACTCTTACATATTTTCCATCTTCTCAACAATGTGCTGAAGCTCTCTTCTTGTATGCTCATCAGGTGCTTTGTCCATCATCTCTCTGAGTTCTCTTGCCATATCGCTACCATCTCTTGAAACGAATCTGCCATTAGCTGCACGACCTCTGCGGTTACTCATGCCTTCGCCGTAGTAGCCATAGCTACCGCCGTCCTCGTAGGAACGACCCATGCCATCCGCATAAGAGCGGTCCATTCTTGACATTCTGTATGGACGTCCACCATATCCGCTGTACTCTTCTTCTTCTTCCTGCTCGCAAAACTCAATGATCTTGCAGACATTCTTGCAAGCGTGTGCAAGTGTGTCGATTGTCTGCAGTGCTCCAGAAGAAAGGTCACGCTTCTTGCTGTACTCATTGAGCAGATCGATGAGCATTTTTTTCAGCTCGTATAAATCTTTAGTGTTCATGCCTGTTCCTCCTTCCTACGCAATGCGGGTCACTGTCAGATTTGCATTCTGTACGTTGATTGCTGTCGGTGCATCTGCTGCCGTTGCTCCGAATGATACGTTCTCGACTGCCACATTCTCACAGCATCCTTTCGGAACTGTGATGATTGCTGTCGATGTCACATTGAAGTATTCATCTACTGCAGCAGGTGTCACGATTGCTCTTGATGTCTGAATAGGTTCTCCATCCAGACTCAGAGCGATTGCTATCGGGCCAACTGTCCCATCTTCAGGGACAGCGATGTTGCCGTTGAAGGTTACCTGATAGCGAGCAAAGCAACCACATGCGCTATTGACAATGCCACGGAGAGTAACAATGCCCGAGCCCTCTCTATGAAATACATAGTGCTTATTGCAAGGAATTGAGCCGTTCAATAATACATTCTGATTGGGCTGAACTACCTGAATCGGATTGTATATATACTCTGCCATGTCGCACCTCCTAGAAGTTGTTAGCTCCGCATCCACATCCACAGCTATTGCTGCCGCATGTGAAGATTTGGGTGCGTCCGTATACCGGTGTAGTTGGCACTGGGCATGAATTTAAGCGGTTATACAAGGCATCGACCTCATTGCTGAAGCCCTGAGTGATCAGTGCGTTCTGTGCAGTCTGAGACTCTCTGAACGAAGCCATGTTGAGTGCGTTCTGGAGTCCAAGGTTCTCCCTCTCTGCAGCAGCGAGCTGAGACTTAACACCATCGAGTTCAAGAGCGCAGAGCTTGTCGAGAATTGCCTGGGTTCCTCTGGTCTGT